ATTTTAGAGGCTTTGAAGTGCGCATGCTGGGCGAAGAGCTAGCAAAGTACTCTAACCAAATTAACGGCTTTGAGTACAGAATTGACTGCAACTACGACGCCACTACAAAAACTTTTGGCAGAACGCTGGTTCTAAGACCAATAAACATACTGAGTACACTGACGGCAGAAGAACTGGCATCAGACGACCCAATTCGTCTGATCTCGGACGAGATCATATTCGAGTGGCCCGGCAACATCACGAGCGTAAGCATGGACGAGACCGCAGAGGGAGCCGCGACTAGGATGTGGGTGAAGGGCAACATAGGCGACCTGGGCGGCGACGTAAGCCAGCCGTACTCGGCCGCGTCTGCCTACGACCTGCTCAACGCGGGCTGGCCACTACTGGAAGAAGTGGAGAGTCTGAACGACACCGGAGACGAGGAAACTCTAGCCGCGTACGCCCAGACTTTTTTAGACGAGTCTAGGCCGCCGCTCTCTAACATTAAAATAGAAGTAAACGGCTCGGTGACACCGATAGTCGGCAGCTACGCACCCGGAGACTGGTGCACCATTATCATAGACGACGACTTCATACTCATGCGCCTGGCGAGCGATCTAGAGCCCAGAGACACGGTGCTGGTACGCAAGATAGAAAAAATAAAGGTAACAGTGCCAGACGGAAGCAGCTTTCCAGAAAAAGTAGACCTAGACCTGGCAGTAGAAGGGGCGGTGGACAGAGTTGGCGATTAGAAGAGCACGTAGAGCAAATTTAGGTGCACTGCTCACCACAGTCGACGCACGCCTAAGAGACATAGAACGCAGGCCGTCCGTAAAAAGAATTGCGCCGAGGTACATCACAGCGGCGCTGCTCGACCCAGACGACGCTGCCGACATAAGAGACACCGTCTCCGCGTCTGGCACCATAATCAGTGACGACGCTCCAGACGCGAGCGACGTAAACGAGGGAGACAGCTGGCTCAAGGCAACACCAGACGGAGCGTACGAAGAAAAAGTATACGCACCGACCGAGGAAGACAGCACGCCGTTTGACGCCTGGAAGCCACTGGTCAACGAGGCCGGACAGGCCGCGCTGGTCGCCGCCAACGCCGCGAGCATCGCCGCGAACAACTCGAACCGCGTCTTCTACCAGACCAGCGCGCCTAGCAACCCGTCCACGGTGCCAAACCCAAACGGCACCGGCACAGTCTCCTACAACCTGCGAAAGAGCGACCTCTGGTTCGACACAGACGACGGCAACAAGCCGTACAAGTGGGACCCGGACTTCATCCCGTCGGGCGGCACGACTGCGGTACCGCAGTGGGTGCCGGCGACATTCGGAGACGGCGCCATCGCAGGACTAAACGCCGGAAAGATCACCGCGGGCACCCTCGCCGCCGGAGTGGTCTACGCCGGCACGGTGGCGGCGGACAAGATTCTCGCCGGCCAGATGGGCGCGGACGTCATCGCCGGCCGCTCGATCATCGCGGACAGCGTGCAGGCCGAGAACATCACCGGCTCTGTCATTACCGGTAAGACTATACGAACGTCTTCGTCCGGCACCCGCATCGAGCTGGCCACAAACGACAAGGTAAACTTTTATCGAAATGGAACCTTCGTCGGCGCGCTGGAGCAGACCACAGAAACTGTAGGAGAGTCTGACAACCCTTCTGGCGGAAACCTTCCAGTAATCCGTCTACAGTCTGGCACAGGTCTGGCTGGCCCTAGAGTGATTCTTGCAGAGAATGACGGAGCCTACATGTACTCGGACGACGCTGGCGACAACTACTCGGCACAGAACTACATAGCAACAACTAAATATGGAGGCAACAGGTACGCCACTATATTTTCACCGCAGATCGATCTCCTAGGCGACCAAACGTACATATCTGCGTCTGGCAGCACATCGTCAGAGGACCCAGAGGAGCAGTCAGGTGTATTAACACTGGCAGCAGGTGTGCTAAAAATAATAACTAATGACATGGACCCATCGATCATAAGAGAAGTGGATACTGCACGATACTTCGCGCTGGGATACGACAATGACACCAGCAACATAGTACTGGTAAACGGCGGCGGGGGCACCGGCACCGCCGGCTACTTCAACGGCTCCTCTCCCGGCACGTTGAACAACAGAATCTTCTACAACAACTCGAACAGCTACCCCGGCTCCGCGAGGGCGGGCGACATCCTAATCTGGTTCACCACCTAAAGGCGTGCTTCATGGACGCATTGACAACCACTCTCTGGTACACTTAGCAACGTGGCAAGACAATGGAGAATCGCAGCGACGAGCGGCACGGCGGCCTCAAACTGGAAGCTGGCGCGCTCTATCCAGCTGTACCGCCAAGACGAGTGGCAAAAGCCAAACGTAGTCTGGCAGCGCAACTTCTCTAACAACACTTGGTATGTGAGCTACCCCGGCGACCCGGTAAACAAGTTTTTACCGACCATCAGGTTCTCAGACACCTCGCCGACTACGCCAGTAGACGTCGGCTACGGAGTGACGATACCGGCGGACACAAGAGTTACAGACGGCATGATTCTACAGGCCCGCTCATTTTTTACACACTGGGAGCCGGACGACTACCGCAAGCCTACAGACATCCTGTTTCAGTGGCAGAACAACACCAGCGACAGCACCATTGAAGGTTGGGAAGACTTAGTAGACCCTAACGACGAGACTAACGCAAAGTACAAGAGCAACCTACTGACCATAGACACGACCGCCGAAGAGCTACGCGGCCGCCTACGCTGCAAGATTACGGCACGCAACAAGGTGTACATCAACGACGACAGCGAAGAAGTCGCGCTGGGGCAGACAGACGTGTTTACAACCACCTACGTCCGCGTGTCCACCGGAGTGCCCGTAAACATAGTTCCGCCAAAACTTCTGGGAGAGGGAAAACTAGGCGCGCTGCTGACAACTGACCCGGGCACCTGGACACCTGAGCCGAGCGACTACAAGTTTAGGTACTACAAGACCAGAGACGCAGACGGGCTGCCAGATTTGCTGGTCACCACTATAAACTCGCCGAACTACAACTTTACGATCCCAAACTCGTCTGCCTACGAAAATGAGTACGTGTACGTGCGAGTTGCCGCGTCCAGCGACGGCGTAGAGTACAGTAACTATACTCCGGCGTTGTACATAAGTGACGAGTCACTAGAAGACTCGTACGTCGGTCCAATCATAGAGGCGCCGCTGCCGCCGACTAATCTTATAGTGGCCACCGGACAGGCAGCAGACCCGTCGTGCAACTACTACGTTTCAGCGGGCGCCACCGCAAGCACTGGTACCTTCAGGCTGGAGTTTGCGCTCATACCAGAAGAAGACAGGTTCAAACCAATAGAAGAGCAGACACTGGTCAAACCCGTGATAATCACCGTAACCTCAGTCGGGCAACGAGGAGACGCACTGTTCTGCATGGTGCCAGAGAACGTGACGTACTACGTCCGCGTACGAGGTCGGCGTGGAACAACTGGTGCGTTCCAGTACTCGAGCGCAGTTTACAAGATAATAACAGTAGTGGGCAGACCGCAACCGCCAACAAACGTCACGGTCACGGTCAGTCGTGCGGCACAACAGGCGCTCATCTCGTGGACGCCGGGCGTGGGCTCCGACCAGACAAAGATAGAGTTGTACGACCTGGGAACGCCTCTTCCAAAAATACCGGGCTCGAACTACTGGTACTGCACTACGTCTGTAAACACATTTCCACTGCCGCAGGTGGCCTGCAGCTACTCTAGGAATGTGTCTAATATCACGAGCAGCGGCTCAGGCTACTCTACGGCGTGCAGTCAGCAAGACTATCCGCCCTGCAGCTTTGGCGCTCTCATTGACACGGTGTACGTAGACAACGACACTGCCACGACCCTCACGGTGGCGCTAGTTGGTGGCAAGCGCTACAGGGCGAGACTGTACGGCCACGCGTCCGAGACGCAGGTGGACTCACAGGACTACGTAGACACCCCGAACTTCTCTGTAGAGGCCTCCGCTCCAAACCCGCCGACAAACCTGCGTTTTGTTATCACTGGTAGGCAGGTAGAATTTTTATGGGACGCCCCTGCGATAGACGCCGACCACTCGGCGGCAACTGCCTACAGAGTGAACATAGCCGCGTACCAGTACAGTAACAACGGCAATTTGTTGACCAACACCGGACTAAACGGAATAGTCACCTCAGAAACCACCAGCCAGACACGCACGGCCAGCGGCTGCCTCGACGTCTACTGGACTGGAACTGTCACGGCGACAAACAGCGGCGGCGAGAGCTCCGCGATCTCTTTCACGGACCCGGCGACAGTTGTAGGCGTAGGACCTGCTCCTTCTTTTGCGAGCGCGATCAGCATCGGGGGCTACCTGCGCATTTCTTTTACCGCCGGCTCGTCCGTGCCCGTCGAGGTGACAACTACCCGCATATTAAACGCTGTAGAGTCCACTGGACCCACGTATGAATTTTCTTCTGGCAACGCCGGTCCGTTTGTGGCGGGGCAGCAGGCTACCGTAGACGTCGGGCCGCTTACTCAGGGGCAGACCTACTACGCCGGAGTCGCCCACAAGTCTGGAACCTGTAGAACTAGCACCGCCTTCACCGGCTTAGTTACAATCGGCGGCGCCGCGCCTATAAACACAGTTCCTCCCAGCATCCTAGTACAGACCGGCGCCATAAACCTCGCGCCGATGGTGATCGTCGGCTACCCGGGCGTCTGGGAGCCGAACACCAACATACAGGCGGAGTACCGTTGGTACGTAGGCACCATAGGAAACTGGACGTCCGACGGCACCGGTCAAGAGAAGACAATCAGCGGCCAGTCGTACAACGGCAAGTACAGCGCGCTGGAGGTCAGAGCGCGCGTCGGCTCCACCGGAGAGTGGTCAGAGTGGGTCGCCGCGGAAAACTACATAGGACCGTACGACTTCAGCGAGACACGCTACTGGTACTACTCGTGCGTCTGCAGCGTCTGCAACGGCTTTAGCGGCAGCTACACCACCAGAAACTATCAGTTTCAACAGGTCTCGATCGGCACAGAGATAGGCTGGCCGGGGCCACAGAGAAGCTGCAGTGAGGCCGGCTACTCGACGACACAGTGCACCTCCACCAGCTGCTCCTGCAACTCGGCTCTGTACACCAGCTCACAGTTAAACAGCGCAGTCTACCCACCGTATCCGGCACAGGGGCCGGAGATTGCTGGCTGCGCCCAGGCCTGCGCGGGCGGCTACGGGCCGGTTGGCTTCTACACCGACTGCTCTGCTGGGTACGTCGTCACGTACATAAACAACGACAAGTACTGCTGCCCGGCTAACTTCTGCTGTGCAAAGTCTATCTGTGACACCCAGAGCGGCACCTACCAGTCGTCGCCTTCTTTCTATGGCTGCTACACCGAAAACCAGTCCTCAGACTCGTACCTCTCAGGCTCTTTCTGGCGAGAGCTGATCGTGTGCACTGCAGGTACGTACCCTCCGATAGAGGCCGCTGCGCAGCCGGCGTGCGCCAGCGTGCCCGTGCCCGTCCCGATCCCGATCCCAGTTGCCACGACCGGCTTTTACTGCACCACCCGCGACTGCGGCGGCGGCTGCAACATGTATTACAGCCCGACAAACACGACCGGCAGCGGCACGTGCTACAGCACCATCTGCAGGCCTGCGGCGGAGTTCGCGCTGTACGGCTACCCTGCGCCGTGCGAGAACGTGCCGGTCCCCGTGCCGACGCCGGTGCCGATACCGGTGCCAGTTAACGCACAGTGCTGCAACCCGCCTGAGATCTCCGCAGAGTGCTGTCCGTACGGTTTTCAATTCAACGTCAATTGTACAACCACGCTTGGCCAGCCGGGAAAGTACTCCTACTGCATCACACCGGACGGCTGCGACAACTACTACACTCCTTGCGTGGCCACCGCCGTTCCGGTTCCCGTGCCGACGCCGATCCCCGTTCCGGTGCCGGTCGCCTCGCAGTGCTGCAACCCGCCACAGTTTACGGCCGCGTGCTGTCCGTACGGCTATGCGATAGACCAACCGTGCACAAACAACGACCTCGGGTACGCCAGACCGGGAAGAAACTCGTACTGCATCACGCCGCAGGGCTGTGCCGACTACGTTACTGCTTGTGTGGCCGACGGAGACGGCCCCGTGCCAGTCCCGATCGTAGGCCAGCCGTGGAACTGCAAGACGGTCGACTGCGGCGGCGGCTGCAGCACGTACTCGTCAGCTACCAACCAGTCTGCGAGCGGCACCTGCTACAGCACACAGTGCCTGCAGCACCCCGCCTTTCCGTCGCCGTGTCCGGGAACAGTGCCAGTCCCCGTGCCGACAACAGTGCCTGTGCCGACACCGGTGCCGGTGCCAGTAGCAGCAAACTGCAACACGTGCAGCCCTACGCAAAGCTACAACTACACCACCAGCGACAGTAACTGCCCAAGCGGTACTCGCAACTGGTACCTGTGCTGGACACCGGACGGCTGTGCCAACCGGTACGACGACCTGGGCTGTGCCCCGAGCGTGCCGGTGCCGACAACAGTGCCTGTGCCGACTGGCGGCCTGCCTGACTGCCCGGGGACCATCACTAACCCAGTTAACTACACGTGCGCCGAACTCGGCTGCACGGACATAGGCGGCTCGAGCCAATACGCCATTCCGGCCGGGCAGCGGTGCTGCAACTGCAGCGGCGGCAATGTTCCAACGCCGACTCCGGTTACTCCGACAATTCCGCCTATCCCAATTGACTTCTTCGTACCTGAGCCGTTTACCCCGACTACACCGCAGCTTCCGCCCCCGCCGAGCGACGCACCGGCCGCGTTCCCGTACTACTACCCGGACAACCCACAGCCGTTCCCGCCGTTCACCCTGCCGACTTTCCCGCCGTTTAGCATCGACTACCCGAGCCTTCCCGCGATTTACGAAAGTGGTGGTGAACCAGCTCCGACTCCGGCACCTCCACAGTCGAGTCCGGTGCCGCCGTCGGCTCCACAGGAGCAGCAGGACAACTACAACCCACCTAGTGGTGGCGGTGGCTGTATAGTCGGTTCTACGCTAGTCGCCACACCTAACGGCCCGGTGGAGGCGCAGCACCTACGTGGAGGTGACGTCGTTTACTCCGTGAGATTTGCAGAACTTACCACGGATGAGACCGTCTACTCACTGCCACTGTGGTCCAGCGAGAGTTTAACGCCGGTACAAATGCTGACGACAGTTGTGCAACAAGTACGCGTGACTAGGGCCAGCATGATACAGGTTTCTATAAACGGAGACCGATTTACACCAGAACACCCGATACTAGTCAGGCGACACACCACCTATTCATTTCTTAGCGCTGGCTCGGTTCAAGTCGGTGATTTAGTACTGCGTAGGGGCGGAGACACTGTTGCTGACCTGGAGTGGACTCCAGTGATGGAAAAGACAGTCATAGACCTTCCGGCCATAGCCTACATTTTTGACACGGAGGAAGACGACGTGCTATTTACGGTGGGCATGCTCACGCACAACCTAAAAATGTAACATCGTATGATAGGGTACTACCACGACGCACACCGAAAGACAAGGAGAACGCATGACTGAAGACGCACCAAAACCAAAAACTGCAAGGCCGTGGGACTTGTTTATTAGCAAGTACGGACGTGTAGAAGAGCAGTTGCAAGCAGATCGAATGGAGATCTGCAAAGGTTGTCCGCATTTTATTGGTCTAACAAAACAATGCACTAAGTGCGGTTGCTTTATGCCGGCAAAAACTAAGCTGCCGCACGCCCAGTGCCCGCTAGACCCACCGAAGTGGACAGCCGTAAACGTTACTGACTACGGAAACGAAAACTCTCAGGTGCAGTCATGAGCACTACAAACAACAATGGCTTTTCAGTGATTAACTCTGCGGAGCTACAGGCAGCTCTTGCGAGAAAAGCAGCTGCGGAAGGAAAGCCGGCGCCTTCGCCGCTTAACATGGCACAGAGCAACACAGCGATTACAGCACTCGTGCAGCAGCCACAGACACAGGGAGTGCCACAGGGTAGACACCAACCACCAACAATACCGGGGCAGCGTTTCATAGCTATAGTTATAGACGGAGCCGTAGTAGAGGCTCTTATGGCGACAGAGCGTCTTTCGGCGGCCCTGCAAAGCAGCCCAACGATTGTAGACGTGACCACTCAGCCCTGGCTTCCAGAAATTGGTGACTTCTACGATAACGGTGTTTTTTACTTTAATCCTCAAGCAGTGCTACCACAGAACGGAGTGCAACAGTGAACACAGTGACAGTAGGCGCTAACCCGAGTCAAATAGAAGGAAAACTATTGGCTCCGGGCATAGTCAGCTACTCCAACGTTATGCGGGATCCCGCCGGGCTTATACGCGATTTAGACGGTCTTACAGAGATGCGTCAACTGATCTGGCAACCAGGCCAGCAGGGCAGTGGCATTCAAAACAGAGCCGGTGCTCTCACTAGGTCAATTCGCGACGTCGAGACGGTGTCTATACCGGCTTTCGCAAAAACGCCGGAGCTAAAGGCCACGGGTGGTGTACTGGCGGTACTAAGCGACCTGCTAGACGCGAGTCTACTGCCGCTGCTAGACGCCTACTCTAGGCAGTTTGGAATAGGTGGCGATCTAGACAACGAGGGCTGGCAGCTTCTAAAGTACGGCACGGGGCAGCACTTTGACAGACACGCTGACGCAGCCAAAATGTTTCAACGTCGTGTGTCGATGAGTTTCTACCTAAATTCAGACTTCGAGGGTGGCGAGATAGAATTTGATCAGTTCAATCTAAAAATAAAACCAGAAACAAACCAAGTCGTGTTTTTTCCCTCGACGTACGTGTACACACACAAAGTGTGGCCGGTCATAAGTGGCCTGCGTTACTGTGTGGTTGGGTGGTTTCACTAATGGGCAGACGCAGACCAGACCCGGTAATAATCGAGGAAACACTAGACATAGGCATGCACAAAAGTCTAGTAGACGTGCTCAAGAAACGCGGTACCGGCTCGATGTCTTGGGACCCGGGATTTGGACGTTTTTGTTTGAGTGCGCAGGCCGAGCCGCTCCTTATGCAGGCATTTGAATCGGTGCTGCCGCTGGCCAGAGAGACTTTTGACAGTGACACTCTTCTACCTTCTTACGCACTATTTGCACACTATGAAACAGAGAGAGCAAACCTGTTTAAGCACCGGGACAATAACGCCTGTACGTACACTATAGACATGTGCATCTACCAAAATGAGCCCTGGGCGCTCTGGGTGGCTGACCGACCGTACATGCTCAGACCAAATCAGTCACTTGCGTACTTTGGCAACGATCAATGGCACTGGCGAGAGCAGTTCCCCTCGCCCGCCACTAATCAAGTAGCTATGGTCTTTTTTCACTTCGTAGAGCCAGATCACTGGTACTATACACATGGACCTAGCTATCTAGACACCATAAGGGCGAAAGAAAAGCTTGGCAAACAGATAGGAACGATGTAATGAGTGAAAACGACGGTGTCTACACGTACAAGTATTTAGACAGCGATCAGCTACTGCGTCCCGTTCGAATGGCGTTGGGCGAGCCAAAGCTAGAGTACTCGCAGGTGCTAGCGCTTAAAGCCAAACTAGATGAAGTAAAAACCATGATAAACGAGAGAGGAATGTAAAGACATGTCTTATACGTTCATAGACAATTCTGAAAAAATTGCAATAGTGGAGTCTCAGATCCGTACAATTGAGTACAGTAAGTACACTAACGAGATTGCAAAAATTGCCGAACAGGCAAAGAGTGCACCCGACGCTATTACCTTGCTGGAACTAACAAATCAAATTGCAGAAAAAGATCGACAGATCGCGGCGCTCAATGCCAGTAGAGCTGCCCTGCTGCCAGAAGAAAACTAATGTCAGAAGAAAAACAGCGGGAACAAGCCGAGCAGATAGCACTACTGCAGCAGGTAATTCGTATAACTAGGGACCAACTAAACAGGGCAATGGCGCTGGCTTCTGAGCTGGAAGGCATGCTGATTCTTGAAAAAGAAAAAGTAGCAAACCTTCTCCCGGGAAACTTTGAGCCAAGAGAAAAGCAAAAAGAAGAACCTAGCCAGCAGTAGCACTAAACAACACAGAAACAGTGAGGCAGCGACTATATGTTTGAAATAAAAGACGGCACCAGAACACTACAGTTCAACGGTAAGCTATTGGCAGAGTCTTCCTCATGGCGTCGTGGCTCTTACCGTTGGATAGAGTTTAAGCTTTACAAAACTGACAACGGCTCGTACGTCTTGTCTAGGGTAGGGGTCTCTATTGTGTACCACGGCGCGACATGTCCCTTGGTAACTAGATACTCGCTAAACGAAGCCAGTCGCAGTGAGCTAGACTCTGCCGCCGTCCTGTGTGGTGACCAGAGGGAGAGCTGCCCAGTGGCATGTCAGCCAGACGACAGCATAGACCTGGTGTTTCCAGAAAAGTACCGGTACTGGGCACAGGTCAGTGAAGACCCGCAGGCAGTACTAGACGCGCTGTACAAGTACGACCAGGGTGGCGCCAGGTATCTCACGAATGTGGCCCAGCGACTGTTGGAGCAGGCAGCTGACGTCGACCAGAAGATAGAAAAAATGTACCGGGTAGAAATAATCCCGTAGACGCCTGGCCAGTCGTGTACTTTTAGGTCTACACGGGCCTATAATAACAATAGTAGTAACAAGCGCAAAAGACACAAGACAAAGGATGAAGGATAAAAATTGTTTATCATAATTGAGGGCACAGACGCCTCTGGGAAGAGCACATTGGTAGAAGAAATAAAACTACTTTTGTGCAATTTAGACACTGGAAGTCCAGTGCATGTTTTTCACAAAAGTAAGCCAGAGGAACTCAACAGACGCTGGGCGCTAAAAGACTATGTACTGTCCATAGAAAACATTGCGCACCCTGACTCCTTGATAGTTGCCGATAGATGGCACTGGGGAGAAGCCACCTATGCTCCGCTAAAGCGACCGAGCAGCGACAGCGACGGATACGGTCTTTTAGGCGCGGCTGGGTGGAGATGGACAGAGATGTTTTTAATGTCCCGCGGGGCCGCACTGTTTTGGCTGTATCAACCACTAGACGTAGTTACCAGACGACTAGACAGCCGCGGCGATGACTATGTAAAGTCAGACGAGCTAGGCGCGCTCATCGACTTACACGAAAAAACAGTAACTAAATCAGCCGTGTTTACTGGAAAGCTGCAGCCAAACCCGGACGATCTAAACGAACTAGCCGCACTTGCTGACATGATTGTTGATACCGCTTTTCAAGTAGAAAACGATGTAAAGCATTTAGCAAACATGCCGTTTTACATCGGTGCGCCTAAACCAAAAACTTTGTTGATTGGAGACCAGCGTAATCAAAACAGGTGGTACGGAAAAGCAACAATGTTGCCATTTATACCAGTTGACGGAAACAGCGGTGACTTTTTACTGGGTGCCTTAGAAGACAACTTTTGGCCTACTGCTGGAATACTAAACGGCAGCGAGCTATCTCCAGAAGTCCTGCACTCGTCATGGAGTACGCTCGGTTCTCCGACAGTAATTGCACTTGGAAGAAACGCCGAAGCAATATGTAAAAAAGCAGAAGTAGAACTAACTGCTGTTACTTCGCACCCTCAGCACATAAAAAGATTCTACGCGGGACAACAGCAAGAGTACGGAGCAGCAATAGCCGCTCTAGCGCGTGGAGAAACACCAAAAAACAGAAGTACTAACTGGGCAAAGGAGACATCATGGGTTCTCGCGTAAATGCGATCGAGGTAGAAGACGGAGTAACTGGATACACAGAAATGGTTCAGTGGGTCCTAAAAAACGGAAAAAAGACATCGCCAAGAGGAATGAACACCGTTGAGCTAGAAGACGCAGTGGTGTACATCAACGACGTACAAAACACGCTGCCGCTTGGAACGGGTCGCGGCGCAGTAGCAGGCATAGGCGCGGTTGAGGCGTGCCAGTTGTTGTCTGGCATAACGCACCCTGCGTTGACCGTAGCAGTCAGTCCAAACTTTGCACAGTTCTTAGAACCAAACAACACCTTTCACGGACCGTACGGCGTAAGAACAAGGGGGCAGTACGACCACGTAATCGAGCGTCTAATCGCCGACAAAGACACCAGGCAGGCTGTAGTTACACTGTGGAACCCAAACCTAGACCTGCTAAAGGGAAAAAAAGACTATCCATGCACGGTGCTGCACCAGTTTCGTATCAGAGACGGCAAGCTAAACATGAGCGTGTACATGCGGTCAAACGACGCTTGGCTTGGCGCAGCGTACGACTGGTTCCAGTTTACAAGAGTACAAATTGCTATCGCTTCAGTGCTAGACATAGAGCCAGGCGTCTACGCACACCACGTTGGATCGCTGCATCTATACGAGCAGCATTTTGAGAAGGCAGAAAAGCTGCATGCACCAGAAAAACAGCCGGAGGCTATTCCAGCAATCAAGGGCAGAAACTGGAGAGAAGTAGAGTCGTCAGCACTTCTATGTCTGCAAGCAGCGATAAATCCAAGCGTGCTAGACAGACTAGCAGAAAATGAAAAGTGGTATGCAGATGCCATGATCTCGGCGATAGAGAAAAATGCCAAAGCCGCACCCGCAGAACCAGAAGTAAAGTAAACAACACGCAAATGAACACACCTAGACCGTCGTGGGACGACACTTGGATGAGCGTAGCTGTAGCTATCGGGCGTCGAAGTCGTTGCTCACGTGCTCGAATTGGCGCGGTCATAGTTTCGCTAAACGGTCGAATTGCGTCTACTGGATACAACGGTCCCGCCGCTTCTTGGCCAGAAAACTCGGACTGCATAAACTGGTGCAAACGAGCTAGAGGAGAGGCGCCGCTCGACAAGAGCTACGACGAGTGTCCGGCTATACACGCCGAGATGAACGCCCTGATGTACGTAGACCGGTCTAGAGTAGAGGGCGGAACTCTGTACGTAAACAGCTCTATCTGCATGAACTGTGCAAAAGCTGTGTCAAACTCTGGGTTAACCAGAGTAGTGCTGCTTAAAGTCAAAAACGACTCGCACAGAAACCCAGACGACGTTATTGCTTATCTACGCAAGTGCAGCATAGAAGTAGTGCAGACAGTATGACAATTTCCATGAACGAAGTTAAGCTGCACTTGGTGGACACTGCTGAAAAAGCTTCTGAGTTTATTCACTGGATCAGCCAACGCAGGCCGCTAAACGCTATTGCGGTGGACACTGAAACCGGAGAACGTCCTGGCGGCGTGCGTGCACATGCGCTGTCGCCTTGGCACGGGCAGCTGCGGCTCGTGCAGGTTGGAGACGCCGAACAGGCCTGGGCGATACCTTGGAACGAGTGGGGCGGCGTTTTCTATCAAGCAATGGAAAACTACGATGGACCAATAGTATTTCACAACATCGCTTTTGAGGCGCGGTGGTTTGACGTACAGTCTCGTTGGAAGCTGCCCTGGCACCAAGCGCACGACACCATGATCATGGCGCACATCATTGACCCGCTTGGCTCTGGCGCACTCAAGCGTCTTGCGGCACTACACATAGACGGCAAGGCCGTTGCGCTGCAAGAAAACTTAGACGTAGAGATGGCCAAGAACGGCTGGACCTGGGGAACAGTGCCTACCAACTTTCAACCGTACTGGGCGTACGGCGCACTCGACTGCGTGCTTACTATGCGGCTGTGGCACCAGTTCTACAAAGACTGTGGACCAGATGGAAAGTACCATAGGCCATACGAACTAGAGATGGCGGCAAGAAAGATAGTTACGCGCATGGAGATAAACGGCGCAAAAATTGACTTAGAGTACTCACGCAAAAAGTACGACGAGTTAATACACTACTCTACGCAAGTAAAAGACTGGGCAGACAACAGATACAACGGCGTTTCTATCACCAGCAACATACAGCTGACTAGGCTCTTTGAAAGTTTAGGCGCAGAGATTACAGAGTTGACGCCGAGCGGACAAAAGGCGTGCACTAAAGACCAGCTAAAGCTGCTGCAAATAGAGGGAAATGAGCAGGTAAAAGAGTTAGCTTCTTTGGTGCTTAAGCAGCGCAAGGCAGACAAACTAGCTACTACATACTTTGCAAACTTTCTAAACGACAACGTAAACGGATTTGTGCACCCGTCAGTAAAGACTCTCGGAGCTAGAACTTCTAGAATGTCTATTCAGGCCCCAGCTTTGCAGACACTGCCTAAAGGCGACGAAGTAGTCAGAACTGCGTTTATACCTAAAGACGAAGACCATGTAATTATCACATCAGATCTTGACCAAGTCGAGTTTAGAATGTTTGCTTCCCTGTCTACGGACTCAAACTTGATAACTCTGTTCAATCGTGCAGATGCTACCGGCTCGGATCCTTTTACAGAAATAGGCAGAGAGATATACAAAGACCCCAGCATGATGAGAACCGACAAGCGCAGAAACTTGATAAAAGGAACTGTATACGGAAGACTGTACGGCGCTGGAGTTCCAAAACAAGCCTTGACTGCGGGAGTGCCGGAGGCGCAGATGCGGGCGGTCTCAGACGCATTTGACCAGCGCTACCCGGGCATGGCCATGTTTCAAAGAAAAATAGAGGATGCTGGTATGCGCAGATTAAAAAACGAAGGCCAGGGCTACGTGTACACGTGGACCGGACGAAGATTGCCTTGTGACGAAGACCGAGTGTACACTTTGGTAAACTACTTAATACAGGGCGGAGCCGCGGAGGTCTTCAAACAAAACTTAATAAAGCTAGACCAAGCCGACCTTACAGAAAATTTAATTGTGCCGGTGCATGACGAAATTGTGCTGCAGGCACGTAGAGAAGACGCTAGAGATGTCATGGAGACCGTTCGTGAGTGCATGACTACCAGAGAAAACTGGGAAGTTCCACTAACTGCCGGTGTAGAAGGACCGCTAGAGACATGGGGAGACAAATACAAATGACAGAACTAAACACGTTTGTGCTGGCTGTAGACCCAGGCAAGCTGAGTGGTATAGCTCTATTCCAGTATCAGAATGGAGTTCCGACGCTTCTACATTCCTACGAAACTGACTTTGACACGTACGCGGACACCATTCGAGGGATGATATACGTAAGCGTACAAGGAGGTGCCGACAGGCTACTGGTTGCGTGTGAGCGGTTTACCATAAACGCTCAGACGGTAAAAAACAGCCAAGCGCCATACAGCCTAGAGCAGATAGGCATTCTAAAACAAGCGCTGAAAGACATGGAAAAGCATCTTAACAGAGTAGGTCACTATCTACCTGGGTTGGCAATGCAGGCACCGTCAGACGCTAAAAACATGTTCCCGAACCAAGCGCTAAAGAAGCTTGGCTACTGGCACGTAGGGGGAGATGGCCACGCGCTGGACGCCATACGGCACGGTCTGTTGAGGCTGGTTAAAGCCGGCTGGGTCCCCCGAGCTCTATTGGAGGGCTAGAAAGATACTGCCGTAAATAGATTAAAATTTTTTGTTAAACCGTGGTAGTATCTACAAAGACGAAAGACGAGGAGCAGTGCATGTCAGTTACAGTAGACATAGACCCTAAAAAAGGGTCCATTCTAATAACGGCGGAATGGCGCTACAAGGAGCTCTGTAAGAGCATCCCAGGGGCCACGTGGTCGACCACGGACAAAGTTTGGCGTGTACCCCTTAGTTGGAGTAGCTGTCTTGCTTTAAGGTCCACATTTCGCGACCAGCTCACTATTGGAGACGCACTGGGCGAATGGGCTGCAAGAGAAGTCTCTGACAGAATCACTCCGTCACTCGCCCTCCGCGAGGCCGAAGACGGTGATGGCGCAGAAAAATTGTTTCCTTATCAACGAGCTGGCGTACAGTTTTTAGCTACAGCACGCAGGGCACTGCTGGCCGACGAGCCAGGGCTTGGAAAGACTGCTCAGGCAATACACACTATGAAGCTGCTCCACGACCGCGGCGAGGCAGTGTTTCCAGCACTAATAGTCTGCCCAAACACGCTGAAAAAGAACTGGGCAAGAGAGTTTGAAATATGGTGGCCAGGCGTAGTAACTCAAGTAGTCAAAGGCTCTGCGCTGCAGAGACGCAGACAGCTAGAAGAGCCTGACGCGCAGGTGTACATCATTAACTGGGAGTCGCTACGCGCACACTCTAAACTTGCAGCTTACGGTTCAATAGCGCTGGCAAGAAGTCCAGAGTACGGTGGACACGACGAAAGAGTGACCGAAGCGCGCTGCGAAGTCAGACCAAGAGAGCTGAACAACATAGACTTTAATACGGTCATAGCAGACGAAATTCACCGGTCAAAAGACCCGCGCAGCAAACAGACTAGAGCGCTGTGGGCAGCAACTGGAGACGCTCCGTTTAGATTTGCTCTCACGGGTACTCCTATTGCGAATAACGTACTTGATCTATGGGCAATTTTGCACTGGCTGTCACCCGAGGAATGGCCAAGCAAAACAAAGTGGGTAGACCGCATGGTCGACACTATGCTTAATGCGTTCGGTGGTATGACTGTACTTGGTGTTAAGCCGCACATGCAAGAAGAGTTCTATAAGTCAATAAATCCACGCATGCGTCGAATGTTAAAGCAGCAAGTTCTCAAATGGCTGCCACCAGTAATGAAAGAGCGCAGAGACGTTGAAATGTCTACTAAGCAGAAAAAAGCGTATGAACAAATGCGCGACACGATGATAGCTGAGCTAGAAAATGGAGAAGCTCTAACGGCGCCCAGCGCTCTCACTCAGACTACTAGACTTTTACAGTTTGCGAGCTCATACGCAACTATAAGCACTGACACGGAGAGCGGAGAGACTAAAGCAGTTTTAGTGGAGCCTTCATGCAAAGTAGACGCACTGATAGAGGACATAGAAAACGGTGACTTTGGCGAAGATTCTGTAGCTGTGTGCGCCGTGTCAAGGCAGTTAATAGAGCTGCTCAGCGCGCGCCTTACCAAGCTGGACATAAGGCACGGACTAGTCACCGGTGCACAAGATGAAGACGAACGCCAGCAGGCAATTGACGACTTTCAGTCTGGCAACACTAAATGGCTGTTGTTTACCGCTCAAGCCGGCGGTGTGGGGATTACGCTTACTGCAGCGCGAAGGCTGGTAATGCTACAACGACCGTGGTCGTTAGTCGACTACAAACAAGCAATGGACAGAGTCCACCGCATTGGCTCAGAAGTGCATGACTCAATCTCGATAATTGACTACGTAACTGAAAATACGGTTGAAGAGCGTGTGATAGAGGTGCTAGACACTAAAGCAGACAATTTTGACGAAGTAGTTCGAGATAGAGCAAAACTACTCGCCATGCTAAAAGACGAAAAGGCAGGAAGACTATGAAAGACTACAGAGACACTGGGAGAAAAAATGGATGAAAACGTACTAAGGCTTTCCAACTCGGAGATCCAAACGTTCAAAGACTGCCGTAGAAAGTGGTGGCTCTCGTACTACAGAAGACTACAGCCAGCACAGCGCGATATGACCGGTGCACTTGCACTAGGAAGTCGCATTCACTCGGCTTTGGAAGACTACTACGCAAACGGTGTGCCGCTGCTAGACGCACACAGTAAGCTGATCGAGACGGACCGACAAAAGTTGATTGAAACTATGCGTGACACCACGGACTTAGACGGGGAAGCAGAGCTAGGCCGACTAATGTTAGAAGGCTACCTTCAGTGGGTAGAAGAGGAAGGTGTCGACGCCGAGCTAGAGTTCGTGTCGAGCGAAGAAAAAATTTCCATGCCCCTCTTTGGCGGTGCAGTAGAGCTACAGGGAAAACTGGATATGAGAGTACGCCGTAAGGGAGACGGAGTACGGATGTTCCGCGACTTTAAGACTGTTGGCGGTTCATTTACAGACTTTACCCGTATGGCGCACATGAACGAGCAGATCATGACTTACATGATCTTAGAGTCGTCTAAAAACAGCGCAGATGAGCGATGCGACGGGGGCATATTTACTATGCTTAAAAAAGTAAAGAGAGCCGCTACGGCTAAGCCACCTTTCTACCAGCAGATAGAAGTAAGACACAACGTATTTACTTTAAGGTCTTTCTGGGCTAGACTTCACGGTGTCATAGCTGACATCATGCAGACTAGAAAATCGCTAGATGCCGGTGCAGATCCAAACTTTGTTGCCTACCCGCGGCCGAGCAGAGACTGCAATTGGAAGTGTCAGTTTTTCGCTGTATGTAACATGATCGACGACGGAAGCGCCGCCGAACAAGCAATCAGTGAAATGTACGAGGTCGCCGACCCGTATGCCTACTACGAAAACGACAACAAGAAAGGAAGTGAATGACACATGACGGTACAGAGATCGCTGACGATGATGGTGTACGGTGAAAGTAAAGTTGGTAAGTCTACTTTTGCGGTAACAGCTCCATATCCGAGGCTAATGCTAGACGTCGAAGGCGGCCATAGATTTTTACCTATAGTCGTTAAATACTGGGATCCACTGCGTGAAGAACCACCAATAGCAGACGGCACTTGGGACACGTGTGTAGTGCAAGTTCGTGACTACGACACCGTGCTAAAAGCTTATCAGTGGCTTCAAATTGGCAAACACCAATTCAAGTCTCTCATCATTGACTCGGTGAGTGAGTTGCAAGTAAAGTGTCTTGAGAACATAGCTGGAAAGCAGCAGATGAGCCAGCAGCAGTGGGGAGAGCTACTTCGTCACATGGGAGCATTGCTACGTGACTTACGCGACCTAACTATGCACCCGACTGCGCCACTAGAAGCTGTAGTTCTGACCGCGATGGCCAGACCTAATACTGACGGCAGATACCGTCCTTACCTGCAAGGACAACTAGCAATTCAAGCTCCGTACTTCTACGATTTGCTCGGAGCTATCACGGTTGAGGAGTTTCCTAATCCCGACCCTACACAAGTTGGCTCTCTCAAAGTTCGACGTATGTACATAGAGAGAACAAACCAATACGAGGCAGGCGAGCGCGTTCAGGGACGCCTCGGCAAAATCGTAGAGCAAGAAAACCTTGGGATTGAAAACATGCTAGACATAGTTTTTGGTCCAAAGCAACAAGCAGCAACACAACCAACCACAACCGCGCTAAGCGCTTAAAGGAGAAACATGAGCACTCTCAACTGGGGCGACCTAGTCAAAGACGCCGGAGACGCCGGCGGCAGTTACGATCCACTTCCAGATGGTGACTACGATCTCGTAGTACTAGAAGCCACCGCAAAGGTTTCGCAGTCTGGTAAAACAATGTTTGCGATCAAGGCACAAGTTCAAGGCGGAGCGCATAACAAGCGACTAGTCTGGGACAATCTAGTTATTTCTCCTGAAAACCAGGCAGCTCTTGGCATCTTCTTCCGTAAGATGTACGCACTTGGCTTAAACAGAGACTACTTTGCACAAAACCCAACCAATGCACAGATTGAGTCAGCAATAGTTGGCAAAAAGTTTCGTGCCACTGTTGGAAGCAGAACATGGCAAGGTCAGAAGAAAAACGAGATCAAGAACTACTTTAATATCGCGGTAAACGCAGCTGCTGCACCTGCTGCAGCAATGCCACCAGCCGCAGCGGCACCAGCACCAGCGCCTGCACCAGCACCAGCGCCGGCACCAGCGCCTGCACCGGCAAATGTGCAGGCACCAGCCGCACCGTTCTAACAACAAACGTAGAGTGCTCGTCGTGTCGCACGTGCCACGACGAGTACTTTAAGTTGTCAACACCGCTTGACTCTAACAGAAAGATACTTATGGAACTTACTGAGCCAGAAGGCACGGATGCACGCCTGTCCGCAAGTGCTCGTGCGCTTTGGAAGTATTGGTGGCCGTCAATCGAGCCAATGGACAACGAGTCCTATAAAAAATGGTGGGAGATATGCTTTACAGAAGCAAGAATAGTTATAGACGCGCTGGACAGTCTAGAAGACGGTGTTAAATGAAAAACATACTTTTAACAGGGATGACTGCTCAGCACACGTCTAGAAAATTAAACGCAAAAACACAGGGCTTCAGTAGTTTGATGTACACTGCATTAACTGAGCATGGCTACAACGTAGAGCAGCTTCCTCCTTCTCTTGACTGGACAGAAAAAAGTTTTGATAAGTACGACAGTGTAGTGGTAGGTATAGCCCCTCTCACAAGTACTTCTGCGCACAGAGCCTACGGAGCGTTGGGGTCTCTAGACATTCTTAAGAACGATCCTAGGCTTACACTTCTAATTGACGCACCCGAGCCATACAAGATTTGGACTAGCCTAAAAACAGTAGACCGTTCTCCAGAAAGCCTAGTAAAATCTTTTTACAAGAGTAGATACGAGCACGCCAAAGCAGCAGAGCCAGCGCATTATGAACGTTTAGTAAAAACAGTACGTAGTTTATTGAGTGACTCTTGGGCTAGAACTATGTACGCGGCGCTGCCATGGTCAGAAGATGAGCACCTAGTTTCGCAGATTCCAGCGCTTTCGGACAGCAGTCTTTTTTCTATCTGCCTAGACGCATTTATTCTGCGAGATACCGTCAAACCAACTGCAGCCAAATTTGGAACCAGTTGGTGGTGCGCAACTGCCCTAGGCACCAACTGGGTTGACGAAGTACAAAAGCAGCTGCACTACCCAGTCGTGCCAGTAAAGAGACACGCAAAAAGTAGCGACTTGGAAACATTAGCCACAATTGCGGGCGCAATTGGTTTGTTGGTTAGCACGTACAGAAACGGCGTTCCTTGGTGGACAAACAAACTAGCGCAGAGTCTTGCAGTAAACACACCGGCGCTTACCGACTGGCGACACTCCGCTGGGCTCGGATCAGACTGGGTAACGCTACCGTCCACCGTAGAGAGCATGGACAAGCTAGAGCGGTACGAAATGGCTATTAGACAAAAAGTCGCGTACACGGAAGCGGTGCCTAGCACGTTAGAAAGCACTGCTCAAATTACACTTGCACTAAGTCTACAAAATCAACTGACAGGAGTGGTATAAAAATGCTGTTTAACAAATGGCTAGACATGACAAAAAAGCTACAGAAAGAAGTGTACTTTATAGAGTTTGACAAGTTCGAGGGAGACCGTCCACAAAACATTCGCAACCTAGTCGAGTACATGCGCTGGAACATGCTTGCAGTAGACGACGAGCTAGCCGAGATGCGCCAAGCAATATCATGGAAGCCATGGCAGCACGACGCGCCATACGCGGACCGCGAAGAGATACTCAAGGAAGCGGTAGACGTGCTGCACTTCATAGCAAACATGATCGTAGCTGCCGGTGGTACAGACGAAGAGCTAAACAAGCTCTACCTGCAAAAAATGGAAAAAAACAAAAAACGTCAGCTAGAGGGCTACAAAGTAAAGGCTGAAGGCGTAAAGTGCAACCAGTGCAGCAGAGCACTAGACGACTTTGACGTAGAACAGTGCAGAGAGTCTGTCTGTCCAAACAAGAAAAAAGAACGGAGTGACACGTGAAACAGCAAGACAAAGAGTGGGTCTTACAGCAGCTTCAGAGCGTCAAGGCTCGAAAAGCAGTGGGAGACACAGTGCTAAAGCTGCTCGAGGTGTGGGACGTTGCGTCTGAAAAAATGAAAGAAGATGCCGTAGATCAAACCTTGAGCTACTTTTCTAAGCTAGCAAAGAGACACGTACTAGTTGAAGACAAAGGCTCTAACTGGGTTGCCGCCGGACCGGGACTGATTAAGGTCGGAGATGAAGTGCGAGTAAAACTAGACGCATTTACTGGCAGCACAGGGGTGCTACACAACGGACGAATTGCTAAAGTCGTGGCAATTAGATACGGTGATGTAATCGTAAACAGCGTAGACGGAGTACTGCCAGGCCTAGACGGAACACATTTTTCACCGCACGTGCTTGAGAAAAGAGCAGCAGTATGAGCCAAGACGCTTTGAGAGTGGAGGCCCTCAGAGAGGCAGCAAGTCTAATCTCTGGATCCAGAGACGCCGACTACGGCGGTCCGTATGAAAACTTTGGGCGTATTGCAGAGTTTTGGACTACGGCGTTTGGACGCAAGTTTAGCAGACGTGACGTAGCAACCGCACTCATCTTGGTTAAACTTTCCAGAGACGTAGGTCCTGGCATTCCGTACAAGCCAGACACCTGGGTAGACATTGCTGGATACGCAGGCTGCGGGTACGAGGTTGGCAGTATAGAAAAAGAGAAAGAGCAACAAGCAACTCAAACCAACTAAGACAGTACTTTTGCGTGGTTACATGCAGGACGGAGAAGACACACATGAAAACACCGTGGACATTCGAGCAGCCACTGTGCGCAGAGATAGGCACTTCAGCCTACTTTCCCCTTGCGGACGATACAAGTGACAGAGAGATAGTGCACCCAGAAAATTGGAGACTAGCAAAAAAGCTGTGCAGTGCCTGCAAACATAAAGAAGAATGTTTGGAATGGGCGATAGAAACCAACGAAGCCCACGGCATCTGGGGCGGAATGTCTGTAGTAGAACGACGTGCCTACAAAAGAAAAAAGACCAGGAGTAAAAAAGCGTGCTAACACTAGTAGAGTTCTGTCAGGCACGGCACGCTTTATGGCTAGAGCGCTCGTACGGTCTGCCGGTAGAAAGCTTGAGCAAAAATACCGCCGAACTCAGGCAGTACCACTACACAAACCTTTGGCGAGAGCTCGACAGACACACTGTCTACCTTTTCAATAACGTACAGGTTAATAGCGAGAACAGCGCTAAGCTAGTGGCGGACACTATCTGCTATAGAGCGTTTAATCGAATTGACACGCACGAGGCGATACTGGCCCATTTTAATAACTGGCCAACGGCTAGAGCAGACGCAAAAGCACTGTACGCGTTTTTATCAGCCAGAGAAAAAAACTTCACGGGTGCTTATGTACGCTGTCCAGACCTAAAAAAGGTGTGCGAGGCACTGTGTGATTTACGTGAGGTCGCCACGAAGACGGCGCAAGCCTTGGAGGCCGGTGCAACTACTAGGGCATGGAAGTTGCTTAGGGAGATATACTCATTTGGTGACTTTTTAGTGGACCAGCTAGTAATGGACTTGGTGTGGCAAGGAGGACCGTTTCACGGCGCGTTTATGCCCTCGCTGGGGCCTGGAGCAGTTCGAGGCCTAGCACACTGTGCCGCCACGGGACAGGGCGACTGGGACACGTTGCTGCAGACAGTGGACGCTGGGTTACCTCTAGACAGCAGACCGATGGTAGCCGGCAGTCCGGTCGCATACGACGCCAGGGCACTTGAGCACAGCCTGTGCGAGTACTATAAATACATAAAACACGCTGAAAGTGGCACTAAAAAAGTAAAGATGCGTACGTACAGCACTAGCCTAAAAACACTGGACAGACTGCCGCACAACTGGAGTGCCCCCGTTGCGGTACGCTAGGCCAGTAGGTTTTAGACCAGGGAGGACAGGCATGGCAGACAATAATTTTGCGTCGCAAATAGCTATTGCCGCCGTGTGTGAAACCTGCTGGCTTGCCACCCACTCCCGGTGGGAGCCAGAGGGTGTTTTTGAGAA